CTCTTCAACTTCTAAGTTTTTGGTTGACACTACATTGAATTTTTTTTTGATTAGTTTTTTGGCTTCTGTCTTTGACTCGCCCATTTCTTCTGCAATTATATCTCTCCATTTATGAAAAAGCCTGTTTTGAGCATCACTCCTCTTAGGCTTATCTTTGGTGATTGATATTGTTGCTACTTCGCAGTCGGGGTTTTCTTTCCAAAAGACTTTAACTAAAGATTTGCATATATCTGCTTTAGGTTTATCTCTATAGATTATTCTGTTTATAGTCATTGCACCACAATCCCCTTTTTTTACTTTCCTTTTTTTTGTCGATAATTATTCTAGGATGCCACAACACGCTATGTCTTACTGCGTGTTGCAGTTTGTTCTTAATGGGGTGTGGTTTGTTATGGCTCATTTTATACCATCATCCAACATACTATCTATTTGGATTTGAATATTCTCAATAGCCTTGCGTAAATCTTGTATTTTCCCCTCACCCTTGTGTTTCCATCTATATCTAACAAGATATTTGACTGCGTTTCCAATTGCCCAAGTCATTTCTTGATCTACAATAAAGTCTTTAGCCTCTATTTTGCCTTGGGTGTAGTGTGAGGGGTTTGTTATTAGGTTTTCTTTAGCCACCTATCCAACCAAAAAGTAGTACCACGACTACTATAGCTAAAAAAACTGTTAATGATCTATTTTTCAAGACCATATCCATTATCTCTTTCATTTTGACAACTCCTTCGTAATGTCCTTGTCAAGCAACTTGTAGATAATTACGGCACTTATGATGCCAACGAGTCCAGCATTACCAAGTGTCCAAACTATATTTAGTATAGAACCAATAACATCTCCAGTTAGAAATGCTACATTATTACCAAATATAACTTGTAACACTATAGATAAACTGATTAATTTTATGCCAATATCAATAGAAGCATCAGCACCTTTCATAATTTTCTCTAACATATTTTCTCCTTTTAAAAATTAACAAAGATTAGGACACAACTTCAGTAAAGACAACACTAATTGAAATACCAGTTTTAAATTATGTTATGCCCTAATTTTTATTTTTAATAACTATAGGGGGATTATACCAGTTTTTACCATCAACCTTTGAGTATTTATTACTGCTCTTAACATTTCTAATTCAAGAAACTCTCTCTCAATAGGTGGATCTAGTTGTTTCCTACCATCATAAATATCGTGGCAGTTCAAACATAGGTACGCTCCGTGTATGGGAAGTGCTTTCAAACCCATACCTGCTCCACTCAAGTGGGCAAATACTACAGTTTCATTATCAGGCATACATCCCTCTAATCTCATTTGGCAAGGTTTTCCCTCTGCCGACTTAGTGTATTTATTAACACTAATCAGATAAGCCATATATATCAATCTCCATATCTTTAAATTTAGAACAATCTCCGTGAAACTCACATTTTACAAAACCTATTTGCCCCATTCTATTCTTAGCAACGATAAGTTCTGCTAGTCCAGTATCAGATGTATCTTTGTGATAATATTCATCTCGATAAACAAACATAACAATATCAGCATCTTGCTCAATTTCACCAGAAGAGCGTAAATCACTCATATAAGGTCTTTTATTCTCTCGGCTCTCTACCCCCCTACTCAACTGAGATAATAGGATTATGGGTATCTGAAGGTCTTTAGAGAGGCATTTTAACTCTCTTGTTATGTTACCTAATTCAGAAACCTCTCTTCCTTTGTCATATTTCATAATTTGTAGATAGTCAATCAGGATGATGTCAAGTTTTCTATCTGTATTCATTTTTCTAGCCATTGAAGAAATATCTTTTACACTTAGCCCACCCCTATCAATAATGCTCATATTCTTGTTACCTGCTTGGGCAAGTTTTTCGTAAAAAACCTGTTCTTCATTTTCAGATAATTGGTTTCGTTCAACTTTGTGCATAGGTAGACTTGTTTCACTTGATACCATTTTAAGCATTAACTGTACCTGACTCATTTCTAAAGAGAAAAAAAGTACATTCTTAGAACTACTTAGATGGTTTGCTATATTGAGGGCAAGTGTAGACTTACCCATAGATGGTCTACCTGCTAAGACATTTAATGATCCTTGTCTAAATCCTGAAGTGAGAGCATCTAAAGATTCAAAGCCACTCGATAGCCCAGTACCATTTACAGTAACATCATCTATATAATCTATTGTTTTAGATACAATATTCCTCATAGAGTTTTCATCACGATCCAATAATTCATTTTCTAACTTTTGAATCTCATCAACAGTTTCTTGGTAGTTATCATAATCAATATTGAACTTACATAATTCAATATCATTAGAAATTCTACAAGTACGAATGTGATTAGCATAAACCTCAATATTTTCTAAACCAACACAATCATTGGCTAAAAAACCAAGGTCTTTAAAGTCTACTGCCCAAGATCTACTCTTGGGTTGTGCCTGTAATTCAATGTAATCCCTGACAGTTAATATATCAACAGGTTTTTTTGCATCAACTAAATCTACAATACAACCAAAGATATACCTTAGTTTATCATCACTAAAATCATCATATACCAAGCCAGTACCTAAGACACGATCCAAACAAGGATCTATTAATAGACCACCTACAACAGACCTTTCAGAATCTATAGAATCAAAAGTTTTTTTTAATTCTTTATAAATAGTTTTCTTATTTGTTTTCATTAGAAGTCTGAGGTTCTTATTCGCCTATCATCTGCCCAATGTTCTGTTTGTATTTCCTCATCTGTTTGTTCAGCGATAGATTTTCCATAAGCACTAAGAGGTCTATCCTCACCTAAACTTTCTAAATCTTCAGCAACTTTTTTATTTAGATGTCGTAAATAGTCTGCCTCTGATAAAAATTCTCCCTCATCAGGTGCTTCACCATTTGCCTGTTCCCAAATCCATAAAGAACTATGACCATATTCCTTTAAGAAATTAGACAAGGTCATTCCACTAGCAACATCTTCTTGTGCCTGTATAACTATTGCTCCTATTTTACTCATCATCTTTCTCCATTGGGGTTTTCATACACCATCCGTGTTCTATTAGGTGTTCTTTTGTTGTTATTTCATTGCCATACTGATCAATACGAACAAAGCCATCAGGAATTTTATATTCCTCACCCACTCCCATTCCGTGAAAAAAAGCATCTCTGTTGTTTTCTTGATGAATAAAAAAGTCATTTTCATCTTCTTCTACTGGTTGGGGGAATCCATATTCTAAAGCACACTTAAAGCCAACATAAAACCATTCAGCAGAAGTCCAATTACCAATAGGATGTGTTTGTCCATTTTTTAGTTTAATATCTATTTTAGGTTTATTACTCATTTTTTTCTCCAGTTAAATTCTTCATAAGGTTGGGGTTTTGGTTTTCCTGGTGTCATCATTTCCCATTTCCTTTGATTAATAAAAGTCTGTAAGTGAGGTATATATCTTTTCTCAGTTACATCAAAATCTAAGTTTACACTAACAAGCATTGGTAAAACAGTTTTCCAATCTTTTGTTTTTTTAATAAAGTTATTTAACTCTGTATCAAGTCCTCTTTTCTTTCCACTATATCGTTGTCTAAAATCTTCAAACAGTTGTCTATCTTCTGTAGAGATAATCTCTTTCTCTTTAGGAATCTCTTTCTCTTTAATATCGGTATTCATTTCCGATTGTACAGAAAGCCGTAAGTACGAAAAAGGATATATATGGAACTCATTACTACAGAACCTACTCTTATCATCCTTTAACCTAACTACACGATATAAACCTGCCTTTCTTAGACACTTCATTGCTTTTAGGTATTTTAGTCTACCTATATTGAAATGATTTCTTACTTGATCCTCTAAGACTATCCAGTTTTGAGGTTTAGATTGCAGATAACACCATATAGCCAAAGCATCAGGATTATCAATAGCCTGAACAACCTCTCGACTTAACATAAAATAGTGTATATCTGCTTGGTGGGTTTCTAACTTATGAATTGGCATTACTTTAACATTAACTTAACCAATGGATCAGTATACCAGTTTTTAGAGTCTATCCAGTTGCTTGTATCAACCTTTAGTGGATTATCAGCACGACTTAAATCTCTTAGTGGCTTAAATATCTCTTTAGGATTAGATGATTTACTTAATCTTGATCTAGCACATACAACACTAGAGCCTATCCTTAAAGCCAATTGATTTGCTGTAATTTTATTACCATTATCGAGAGTATAGACTTTAGTCCAATAACCTCCATCAGTCCTTTGATATTCAACCCCATCTTCTATTTTGATACTCATTAGAATGGAATATCTTCTTCAGGATCTTCCTCTTGTTTAATATGTTCCTTTGGTATAAATGAGGGAACTTCCTGTTGCTGTTGTTTATTAGCATTACCACCATCATAAGGATCTTCTACTTTACCCCGTAGCATTTTATTGCCTTTCGTGGTAATAAAGTATTGGTCAGTAGGATTTCCAGTTGCATCATCCCATACCATTTTAAAATATAAAGGAATTTCGACATCTCTGCCATCTACATTAGCCTTTACTTTAATTATTGGTTTTCCTTGTGCTTGTAGGCTTTCTACACCCGCTTTGTTAAATATTCCATTCTCTACGAATACTATTGCCGTATTTGGCTTTGTTTCATATACCATAATTATTCCTATTAGTTAAAAAAAAGGGGGAGTATTATCGTAACTCCCCAAGACCGACTAGCCTAAATAGTCTACGCACTTAATTAAGTTTTGAAATGGTAAAACCTTGGAAAATGAAATTAAAAAAAACCAAGGGAAACCCATAACTAAACTACCCACTCTGCTAAGTGATAACAGTTA